GACATCTGCTGCCCTGAGGTTGCGAGCAATGTGGCTGACGCGTTCAGCCGATGGCCTGATCCACCTCATTGCATCGACCTCGCTTTGCTGTAAGCCATTGCCACCCATTCGCATGTGCTGAACTTGCATGGATGCGGGCTGTCATTTCGCAGCTCGACCATGCACTGCTCACCCTTGCTCATGATCGGGATGTTGAACACCCCCTCGTAGTACCTGGGGGTGTCTGGGTCATAGATGGATGGTGAACCGATCACAGCGGCCCTGGTGGCTGCTACGGCACCGTCATACCGATACTCCAGCTGCTGCCTGTGCTCAGGCATGACCAGAACCCGGAAGAACCCCGTCTCGTGGTATCGCAGCTTCGCCTGTCGCACCTGAGTGCGGATCGCATTGGCCGCGGCCTTCCCGCCACCGATGTCGCGCATCACCTTGAATCGCGTGAAGCGATACCTGAACTCATACGGCTCGCCCGCAAAGACATCAGCCGTAGACCAGTCACCCCTTGCCTTGATCGTGGTGCCAGTCGCCGCCTCGCCCAGCAGCACAGCGCCTGGCCTGGCGCCAGGGGCATAGCTGTAAGCCGACCACACCTGGGTCTTGGCCTTGGCCTGGTACGGCAGGGTCCAGGTGGTGGTCCTCGTCACCGGGTCATACACACCTTTGGCCATCCGCATGGCCGCAGCCGTGGCTGTGGTTGTGCTCACCCGCCGGTCCAGCAGCAGCGGATAAGGCGCACCAATCACCTCTCCCATGCGATCCATGACCGGGATGATCTCCAGGAAGACATCCGAGCCGTATCGCATCAAGCAGTACAGGGTCTCCCTGATGCAGGCAACCTGAAGCACCTCATCAACACCGTTGAACTCCCAGTGGCTCCAGCTGGACTGGGCACGCTGAGCGCCATCACCCGTATTGCGGAAGAACCACTTGTAGGTGTAAATCCGCTTCTGATACCCAGCCTTCCTGCTGATTGCGAATAGGGCGTTGCCGGTGTCGTTCACCGTCATCTTGAACAGCTCTGACGGGATGTAGGCCGACACATAGCCCGTTAGGTCCTGGGCGTCAGCGGTCAGGGCAGTTCCCGCACCGCGGACACTGAACTCCCGGAACTGACTCCACCGCCCATTGGCCTGGCAGAAGATGATCCCGCCACCGGCCTGCTGCGGCCTGACCGTCGTGTCCACCTCAAACTGAGTGAGCACCGTGATCTGCGCTGTCGCAGGGGTCAACACCGTCTCAGCAGCGTTGAAGCGGAACTGATACTGAGCGCTGAACAGGATCAACTCGTCCTGGTACGGCACCGCATACCGCAGCACTGACACCCGGTTGTTGCTGGCCACCACGTCGATGGGGTCCGTGTCCAGCACCGTGGTGACCGTCTCGGGGAAGAACTCAAAGAACTCCCGCACCCGGCTAAGGATGACGTTCTCATCGGCCAGGAACCCCAGCCGGTTCTTGTAGATGAAGACATCGTTGATCGGTTGCCCAACAAAGCTGGGGTCTGGAGCAGTGTCGTAATCACCCGTTGTGCGCTGACCCCAGACTGGAACCGTGACACCAGCAGCTGTCGCGCCATTGGCAGGGCCAAACCAGAACTGGCCATTCGGCAGGCGGATCAGTAGATGGGGCATCGTTGACCCATCCAGCTTGTACTCCACGCCAGGGCTCACCGTCTCAGCCCAAGTGCCCTCCCCAAATGCCCCTGACTTGGGGTTGAACGTGACGTAGTACCCGTCAAAGTTGTTGCCCGGATCCCCGGTGATCTCCACCTGGTAGCCCTTCGGGGCGATGGTGGGCAACTCCGTGAAGGCCTGCACCTGCCCGAGGATCGCCGTGATGTCAGCGTTGGCCCTGGCATCAGTGGCGGCAATCGTGATCGGGTTGGCTGATTGCAGCCAAAGCACAGAGCCAGAACGGGTGATCGTCACACCCGTAACGCTGGCCAGCCCGGTCTTGATCTGTTCAGCGATCTCAGCGCTGCTGATCCGGTTCTCCGTCACGGTGGTGCCGCTGCTCACCACCGGTGACACCGCAGTGGTCACCTTGACTTCAGTGCCGTTGAGGTTGACCTTGTACTGCTGCCCGTAGTTGGCCGCCTTCACCCACACCAATGCCTCATGCACCGTTGGCCGGGGCGTGACCGGCGCCACTGCCGGGTTCATCGCCACCGCTGTGTTGGTGTTGAGGATGAAGGTGTAGTCCGCGATTGACTGCGCCCTGATCTGCTGCCTGGCATCGGTGATGCTGGCCAGGTAGCCATACCCACCAGGGGCGTTCACGGTCTTCTCGCTGCCCTGCAGGTCAAACACCCGGATGGCCGTCTTGGTGATGACCGCCAGGTACTCCTCGGTGTTGTCCCGCAGGATCGTGTGAATGAACGCATCCCCAAAGGGGGCGCTGCTCACCTTTGCCAACGTGTGCGTGCTGTCCCGCTTCCGCAGGCCCTCGGCAATCGAGGAAACCCCGTTGACCTGGATCTCGCCCTGAGTCGGGTCGCGCTGCGCGTCCGGCTGCTGGCTGACCCCCTGGATCAATGAGGGGATCGTGTACGACTGCAGTTGTGCCATCAGAGCCTCAGCCCAGCGCCAAGACGACGGGTGACCAGACCCATGCCAGGGACATAGGTCGGGAATGGGCTCAACCCATAACCGTCCGTGAGGATGTTGTAGCCCGTGCTCTCGTGCTCAACCCTTTCCAGCTCAGCCCTGGCGCTGCGCTCATCCAGGCCGGCGTACTGCACCGTGCTGTTGTCGCCAAGCATCCGAGCAGCAAAGACACGGGCGCCCCTGGCCGTCACCCAACGGTTGAACACCTCGGGGCACTCATCCCACGGCAGCAGCCACGTCACATCCGCATGGATCTCATCCACCGTGTCGTCGTACTGGTAGCTCCGCTTCCAGGTGTCGTAGACCCGCTGGCCACGCAAGATGAACCGTCGAGCCGTGTAGTACGGGTCGGGGAAGAACCGGATCACGCTTGATGGAACCACCACCTCACGGGTGATCTGGTCCTTCATGAACGGGTACTGGGTCTCTGTATTCCAGTGCCAACCCTCGGTCTGACCTTGCTTGTGGATCTCCAGCAGGATGCCCTCAGCCACTCGGGCATCACCAACCTGCTCATACTCCAGGGTGTCCACCGGCATTTCGCCAATGGCCTCCAGGCAGACGTTCACAGCCTCCAGCAGGGTGGTCCTGCCTGGCGTCTTGCCTTGGTTTGACAGGCCCATCCCGACTGCTACAGGGGTGTAGGCCAATGGTAGAGGTCACGCAAAAAGGGGCCAGCCGTAGCTGACCCCTGAACACTCCAGAGCCAGTCTGGCTCAGGGGGTGACAATCGCGCAGGCAGATTCCGCACGCAGGATGCCCATGCCAAGTGCTTGGCGAGCAACCATCAGATCGGACTGATACTGCACCCGGAACTCAGGACCGGTCAGCTGCAGAGAGGGGCTCAGCAGCGTCAGCACACCCACGGCTTCACGGTTGAAGATCAGACCGTGGCACTTGCTCAGATCCTGGGCGTAATCGGGGTTGTAATCACCAGCCACCAGGGTGTAAGCAGGCTGCTGAACGTGGTTGCTGGAGTAGATGGGGATTCCAGCCACGCGCAGCGTGCGGCCTTCGGCAATAGTGCCGTTAGCGCCTGTATCACCGTTAAAGTCGGCATTGATCGCTCGACTTGACATCGTGATGGCGTAGTAGTCCTCAGGAGTGAAGACTGCATACATGCCATCAATGGACACATCCTTCTTCTCAAACGCAATACGCGCATCAAAGATCGCCTCCACCAGGGCGTCACCCTTGGCCTGACGGGTCGCACCAGCGCCGGTATAGCCGGTGCCCAGGGTGATGGTCTTACCCACGCGACCACGGTTGTCAGCCGGGCCTTTGGGCTTGGCCGTGCCGTCCTTAGCCAGGGGCTCAGTGGTGTTGCTGGCAGCCGCAAAAATCATGCGGGCAACACGCTTGTCGTACTCATAGGCCAGAGCACGACCCAGTTCGGTGGTGTAGACCTGCCGAACGTCGAAGTAGGTCATCAGCTCGTCCAGCTGATAGATCGCCGCATCAGCGATCATCAGTGCGTCCAGGCTGATCACCCGCTCGTTCAGGTCGGAAGGATCATTGCCTTCACCCAGAATCGGCGTGCCCGGCTTGTGATAGCGAGCAGCCATCTTGCCGGTGATGGGGAATGCCACCGACTTGCCGCCACGGATGTTCCGCTCACGGGTCTTGCCCTTGAACAGACAGGCGGTCATGAACGCATCAAGCACTTCGGCAGAGCCGAGCTTGAGCATCAGGGCGCGGTCTGCATCAAGACCCGCGGCGCCAGGACCCCACGTCGCGGCAGTGCCCTTGATCTGGCCAAGCCGATTCAGCGCTACATCAGGAGGAGTAGCCATGGTTTTGTTGGAAAAAGAGGTTGGTTAGACCGCTCATCCCTTCGCTGCCACAGGTTGTCCTCCTTAAAGGGCCTGGCGTTCAGGTTGCGTTCTGATCAAAAACTATCAGAACACATCAGACCTAGCCAGAAGATCCTGCACCTTCTGCCTGTAGGCCTCATCCACGTCATAGATGCGCTGACCACGCTCATTGCGCTTGTTCATCGCATCCAGCACCTGCTGCTGGCTCTCAAACCGGGTCGTGGTCGGGACATCACCACCCCCGTAGAGCTTCGGTTCCACCACGGCATCAGGTGCTGCCACGCGTGCCTGGATGGCCTTCAACGCCCAGCTGATCGCCTGCTTGTTGCCGCTGTCCACAACGGCGTTGTAATCAGCCAGTTCCTTGGGGTCGAGATTGGCCGCGGCCCACTGACTGAGCTGCTGGAAGCCGTCTTCCCCGCCGACCATGGCCTTCAGTTCGGACGCGTCCGTATCCGATAGGGACGTGTTCGTAGCGTTCGTATTGACGGATGCCTGGGCGCCAGAGACGTAGTTCTCCACCACCTGGCGGGGGACATTGAACGCCTCTGCCAGGGTGTCGTAGTGGCCGCTGATGTCCTGGCCTTGATCGGCCTGCCACATCACCTCTGCCAGATCCACGCCCTTAC